ATGGCGAAAGAGTAGAACTTACAGCAGAAGAAGAAACAGCTAGAATAGCAGAAATTGAACAAGCAAATATTAGAAGACAAGCTAGAGAAGCTGCTAAAGTAGAAGAAGAAAATAAAAAAGCATCTGGCAAACAAAAATTAAAAGACCTAGGTCTTGACGATGATGAGATTAAAGCGTTAATAGGAGCATAATGAGTGAAGTAAAAGTAAATAAAATTAGTCCAAGATCAGGTACAACAGTAACTCTAGGTGATAGTGGCGATACGTTTACAATTCCTAGTGGTGCAACAATTAATAACCAAGGCACGGCGACAAACTTTGGTGCAACAGGTTCAGCTTCTTGGACAACAACAGTTAAAACATCAGGTTTTACAGCAGTTGCTGGTGAAGGATATTTTGTAAATACAACGGGTGGAGCAATATCAGTTAATCTCCCAGCAGGATCTGCTGGAGCAGTTGTAGCTTTTAAAGATTATGCAAATACATTTGATACAAACGCAGTAACATTAGTTCAAAATGGTTCAGACAAAATTGGTGGTTCAACAGATAATAAAAAATTAAAGACAGAAGGACAAGCCGTAACATTAATATTTATAGATTCAACAAAAGGTTGGTTAGTAACTGATGATGGTCTTCAAAGCAGTGTAAGTCCTTTAAGTTATGAAATGCAATTTTTAATTATAGGTGGTGGTGGAGGTGGTGGATACGACAGAGGTGGTGGAGGTGGAGCTGGAGGATATAGAACTTCTACTGGAACTTCTGGTGGAGGCGCTAGTGCAGAATCAGCTATAACAACTTTAGCTGGAGTAGTTTATACAGTTACCGTAGGTGCAGGAGCTGCAGGTTCAACTAATAATAGTTCTCCTGCATCTGTTGGTGTTTCAAGTAGTATTGCTGCACCTGGTATATCAACAATTACATCTATTGGTGGAGGCAGTGGAGGTACTGCAGATGCTAATGAAACTGGGGCAACGGGAGGATCTGGTGGTGGTTCTGCTGGAATAGGTGCTCCTGGAAGTACAGGAGGTCCTGGTACTGCTAATCAAGGTTTTAATGGTGGTGGTGGACTAGCGGCTGTTCCTAATTATGGAGCAGGTGGTGGTGGAGGTGCTAGTTCAATAGGCGCCACTGGTAACACTTTATCAGGTGGAAATGGTGGTTCAGGAGTTAATTCAACAATTACAGGTTCTGGAGTTACAAGAGCAGGTGGTGGTGGAGGTGGTGTTTATGGTGGTGGTACTGGTGGTACTGGCGGTTCTGGTGGAGGAGGAACTGCTACTTACAATGCAGTCGGAGCTAATGCAACTGTAAATACAGGAAGTGGTGGTGGAGGTGGTTCTGGTAATCCAGCTACTGCAGGTGGAAATGGTGGAACAGGTGTAGTTATTTTAAGCGTTCCAACAGTAGATTATTCAGGCACAACATCCGGAAGTCCGACAGTTACAACTAGTGGTACAAACACAATTATAACATTTAACGCATCTGGGAGTTACACATCATAATGGCACATTTTGCAAAATTAGGACCAGGAAATATAATTTTAACAGTTGAAACAGTATCAAATGATATTGCAACTACAGAACAAGCGGGAATAGATTTTTTAAATAATTTATATAATACTAGAGATGTTTGGAAACAAACATCTTATAATACTGTAGGAGGTGTACACTTAAATGGTGGAACACCTTTAAGAAAAAATTATGCAGGGATTGGTTATTCTTATGATCAAACTAGAGATGCTTTTATTCCACCTAAACCTTTTAATAGTTGGACATTAAATGAGACAACTTGTTTATGGGATTCACCTGTTGTATATCCTACAGATGGAAAAAGATATTTATGGAATGAAGAAACAAAACAATGGGATTTAAATGAGTAGTATTATAAAAGTAAATACAGTTCAGGATACAGACGGTAATAACATTATTAACGAAAATGCTAATACTATTACTATCGGAGCTTCTGGTGATACAATATCAATTCCTTCTGGTGCAACATTAGCTAACAATGGTACTGCTACAGGATTTGCTACTATTGATTGGCAATCATCAATTGTTACAGCAGCTACTTTAACAGCCGTAGCAGGTAGAGGTTATTGGATAGATACTAGTTCTAATGCTTGCACAGTAACTTTTCCAGCGGCAGCATCTGTGGGAGATCAAATTATTCTTACTGACTATGCTAGAAATTGGGCAACTAACGCAGTCACAATAAATCAAAATTCTTTAAAATTTCAAGGGTTCACAAGTCCTAACCCAATATATAATACCAATGGTCAATCAATAGACCTTGTTTATTCAGGAACAACTAAAGGTTGGATTCCTAATTCAGACGATGATGTAGCTTTTAAAAATCCACCTTATGATGCAGAATATTTTGCACTTGCAGGTGGTGGAGGTGGTGGATATGGTAACGCAGGAGGTGGTGGTGCAGGAGGTATTGTAACTAATTTTGGTGGTACTGCTATTTCATTAACTGCAGGAGCAGTTTATACAATCACAGTCGGAGGTGGTGGTGCAGGAGGGGGAAGTGGACCTAGCACTCTTCCTGGTAGTAAAGGTGGAAATAGTGTTATATCTGGAACAGGAATTACAACAGTAACTGCTGAAGGAGGTGGTTTCGGTGCAGCTGGATCAGGTGGTACAGATGGTGGTGCTGGAGGTTCTGGTGGCGGAGGTGAATATGGTGGTTCTGGAGCAGGTGGTCCAGGTAGTGGTGGTGCTGCTGGTGCTGGTCAAATTGGAAACGCTGGTGGTGCTGGTGCGCCAAGTTTACCAGGTACTCCAGGAGCTTATGGTGGTGGAGGTGGAGGTGGTGCTGGACAAGCAGGTGGAGCAGGTTCTCAACCTTCAGCTGGTTATGGTGGAAATGGTACTCCTAATTCAATTACGGGTTCTGCAGTAGTTTATGCTGGTGGTGGTGGAGGTTCTTCTGACCCAGCTTTTGCTGCTGGAGATGGTGGAACAGGTGGTGGTGGAGATGGTGCTCAACACTCTGCTCCTGGTAGAAATGCTACTTCAGGTACCGATGGATTAGGTGGCGGTGGTGGAGCTGGAATAAATAGTCGTGCTGCTGGTACTGGAGGAGATGGTGTAGTTATTTTAAGAGTAGCAAGTTCAGATTATTCAGGAACTACAACAGGCTCTCCAACTGTTACAACAACTGGTTCAGATACAGTAATTAAATTTACAGCAAGTGGGAGTTACACAGCATAATGACAAAATTTGTAAAAGTAATAAATAACAAAGTAATTCAAATCATAATCGCTAATCAAGAACATATTAATACATTAGAAGACAAAGATTTTTATATAGAAGATGATGGAACAAGAATTAATAAACCAGGAATAGGATATACCTATGATGCTTTAAGAAATGCTTTTATTCGACCAAAACCTTACTCATCTTGGACATTAAATGAAACAACTTGTCAATGGGAAGCACCAGTTGCTTATCCAGACGATGACAATAGATATAATTGGAATGAAGAAACACAACAATGGGATGTTGACAATCGTCCATAAATAACATATTTTAATTTTTAAAAGGTGGTGATGAAAAATTTAAAAGACTATATACTTCATTTAGATAATTGGATTCCTGAAAATATTTTAGATAAAAGTTTAAAAGAACTTAAAAAAGATAAAACTTGGATACAACATCAATACCATTCAGCTCACGATCCAGACAAACCATATAATAAAAATGGTAAAAGAGAACTTGATATTTCTTTAGCAGAACATTTAACTTATTTAAAAGAACTACATCAACTAACTTGGAATGCATTAGAAAAATATATTATTATTGATAAAATAGGTGGAAAAGAATTTAATGGTTGGAGTGGGTTTAATCAAATTAGATTTAACAGATATAAAAAAAATCAAATTATGTCTAAACATAATGATCACATTCATAATTTATTTACAGGAGAAAAAAGAGGCATTCCAATTTTAAGTATTGTTGGTGTTTTAAATAATAATTATGAAGGTGGAGAATTTATTATGTTTGATGATTATGAAATTAAATTTAAAGCTGGAGATTTAATTGTGTTTCCATCTGTATTTTTATATCCACATTTAGTTAAACCAGTAAAGAAAGGAATAAGATACTCATTTGTATCTTGGGCATACTAAATGACTAAACCTATAATTAATAATATTTTTCCAACACCTATTTATACAATAAAAATGGATAGAGGATTTACAAAACAAGAATTAAATTTTGTAAAAGAACAGAAAAACCATTGCACAAATAATCAAGGTAATATTAATACAAAAGATAATTACATTTTAAATAGAAAAGAATTTAAAAATATAAAAAAATTTTTAGATAAACATTGTAAAAATTATTTAGATACAGTTATATGTCCTAAAGATAATATAGAAATTTATATAACTCAATCTTGGTTAAATTATACCGAATCTAATCAATATCATCACAAACACGAACATCCTAATTCGGTAGTATCTGGCGTACTTTATTTTGATTCAGATATAAAAAATGATAAAATACTTTTTAGTCATAGTAGAGGTTATCAACAAATAAGACCTACAATAGATAAAACAAAATTTAATATATGGAATTCTGAAACTTGGTTTTTTCCTGTAGAAACGGGTAATTTATTTATGTTTCCATCATCAACTACTCATCAAGTAGAAACTAAAAAAGGAATTAATACAAGAATAAGTCTAGCTTTTAATACTTTCTATAAAGGATCTATAGGATCAGATACTGAATTAACGGAGTTGATACTATAGATTTATAGTGTATAATCTTTAGATGGAGACAGGGCACCACCACATACCCCCTGTCTCCTTTTAAGGATTATTTATGAGTTTAGGATTTGACGCAATATCAGCATTACCGTTCGCTACATCAGGACCAGATAGTGATGTATCTGTAGTTGTAACAGGTAATAGTTTATCTATTACAATCGGTAGTGTAGGTATTATTGCAGATGCTGTTACAGAAGAAACTGATCCAAATAGACTTGCATTAGGTACAGGCACATTAACTATTACAGCTGATGCTAATCACACACTCACAGGAAGTGCTGTATCTTTAGGTATAGGTGCATTTACAGTTAATATAGATACTAACGTATCACCTACTGGAAACTCGTTGACCTTGGCTACAGGAAATGTTACAATAACTGCTGACGCAGGAGTAAGTCCTACAGGTTCAAGTTTATCATTAGATACAGTAGAACCAGGAGTTATTACGTGGAACGATATAATACCAGGAGCAACAATGGTTTGGACACCAATAAAACCGTACTAATATGGCATCAACTTATTCATCAGATTTATCATTAGAACTCGTAACGACAGGTGAAAAAGCCGGTCTATGGGGAACTATTACAAACACTAATTTACAATTATTACAAACAGCAGCATCAGGTTATGTAGAAGTAACTTTAAGCACAGGTACAACTACGTTAAGTTTAGCTGATGGAGATGCAACAGCAAATGGTAAAAACCTTTATATAAAAGTTAAAGGAACATTGTCTGGAAATTGCACTTTATCAATGCCGGCATCTACAACAGGTGGTAATGCAAACAGAGTATTTTTTGTAGAAGATGGAACTGTTAGAGGAGATGCAACACAAAGTTTTACAGTAACTTTAGCAACGGCAGGTCAAACTGGAGGAGTTCCTCTACCAGAAGGTGCGACAGCTTTAGTTTATTCTAGAGGTAGTGTACCAGCAACTTCATTAGGTATGTTACAAAAAGGAATGACTTCCGTAACTGCAGCAAGTAAAACTACATATACAGCAGTAGCTGGTGATCAAATTGTAGTAGATACAGTTGCTAACCCCGTTACAATTACATTACCAAGTTCACCTGCAGTTGGTGATGAAGTAACAATTATGGATGGGTCAGCATCAAATGGTTTTGCAACAAACAATTGTATTGTAGATAGAGGTGGTTCTAATATAGAAGGTGCCGCTTCTAACGATACTCTTGCCACTAATAATCAATGTGTAACTCTTATTTATGCTAATGCCACAAAAGGTTGGCTATATAAATCAACAAATCAATAGGAGTAATTAATGCTTACGAAAATTAAGTTTGCTCCTGGAATTGACAAACAAGATACAGCAGTTGGAGCAGAAGGTCGTTGGGTTGATTCAGACAATGTTAGGTTTAGATATGGACTACCAGAAAAAGTTGGTGGTTGGCAATCATTACTTACAGATACATTAGTAGGTGTAGCCAGAAAACAACACGCATTTGTCGACCAAGATGGTAATAGATACGTAGCCATTGGTACAGATAAATTTTTAATCGTATATTTTGAAGGACAATTTTTTGATGTAACTCCTTTAGCAACTACTATTTCATCAGCTACTTTTACTTTCAATGGTTCTACAACAGTTACAATTACAACATCAGCAGCACACAATTTAGAAGATGGTGATATTGTTTTATTTGATAGTGTAACTTTACCTGGTGGTACAGGATTAAGTGCATCTGATTTTGAAGATAAACTATTTCAAGTTATTAGTACACCAACAGCAAATACTTTTACTATAACTTTTACAAGTTCTGGTTCTGCTGCATCAGGTGGTAGTGTAGATATAAAACCTTATGAAAGAGTTGGTCCTGCTGCACAAACTTATGGTTATGGTTTTGGTATTAGTCAATACGGTGGTACAGTTCAAGGTGCACAAACTACAACTTTAAATGGTGCACTTCTTGCAGATACTGCTGGTACAGGTGGAGCGGGGACCGCGGTTACAGTTGTTAGTACAACAGGATTTCCTACTTCAGGAACTATTGCAATAGCTAACGAATTAATTACATATACATCAAAAAGTGCTACACAATTTTTAGGTATTACTAGAGGTGCAAAAGGTACAGCAACTACTGGTACATCAAATGGTCAAGCTCATTCATCAAGTGATACAGTTACAAACGCTACAGAATTTTCAGGATGGGGAGATGCGGTTGATGCAGGTACTGTTACTCTTGAACCAGGACTTTGGTCATTAAGTAATTTTGGTGATGTATTAGTAGCAACAATTGCTAATGGTAAAACTTTTACTTGGGACTCTTCTATTGCAGCAAGATTATCTACACGTGCTTCTACAACTACATCAGGTTTTCAAACTACAAACAATCCAACAGCTACGAGAACAACTTTAATTTCACCTACTACACGTCACTTAATTCATTTTGGAACTGAAACAACTATTGGATCACCGGCAACACAAGACGATATGTTTATAAGATTTTCTGCAGACGAAGATATTAATGAGTATACTGTTGAAGCTACTAATACTGCGGGCACACAAAGAATACAAGATGGTACAAAAATTGTAGGAGCTTTAGTTGCAAAAGAAAATATTCTAGTATGGACCGATAACGCATTGTACACAATGAAATTTGTAGGTGCTCCGTTTACATTTGGATTTGAACAAGTTGGCACAAACTGTGGATTGATTGGTAAAAATGCAGCAATTGAAATTGATGGTGTTGCTTACTGGATGGGTAACAATGGTTTTTTCTCTTTTGATGGTACAGTCAATACACTACCTTGTAGTGTAGAAGATTATATTTATGATGATGTTGATACAACAAAAGGTCAACAAGTTTGTGCAGGTATTAATAATCTATTTACAGAAGTAACTTGGTGGTATCCAACAGCAGGATCAGATTTTAATAACAGATATGTAGTTTATAACTACGGACAAAACAATGCACGATTACCTATGGGTAATTGGTATACAGGTACAAATACAAATTCAATTAGAACTACTTGGATTGATTCACTAGTATATCCTAAACCGTATGCTACAGCATACAGCAGTTCAGCCACAGGTTCTTTTCCTGCAATTATAGGTGAAACAGGTTTAGGTAGAAGTGTATTGTTTGAACACGAGTCGGGGACCGATCAAGTAAATCCAGATGGTAGTGTAACTGCATTAACATCTTTTATACAATCATTTAGTTTTTCATTACAACCAGATCAAGCAGAAGTATTTTTAGCTATGAGAAGATTTCTACCAAACTTTAAAGTGTTGACAGGTAACAACCAAGTAACTTTATCTATAAAAGATTTTCCTGCACAAGATGATGCAGAAACTACATTAAGTCCTTTTACAATTACATCATCAACTTTAAAAGTTGACACAAGGGCCAGAGGTAGATATGCAAATATAAAAATAGAAAATACAGGTGTAGGTGAATCGTGGAGATTTGGTACATTCCAAGTTGATATACAACCAGATGGAAGGAGAGGTTAATGACTAAAGTCGTAGTAAGATTACCAGAACCTAAAAAAGAATATAGTGAAGATAACCAAAGACAAATTAACAGAGCGTTAACTACAATTATAGAACAGTTAAACTCTACATACTTAACACAACTTAAAGAGGACTCGGAAAGATATACCTTTTTTGGATTAGGATAAATGGCAAATATATATAGAAACGATAAAGTAAGTTTAACTACTACTGACAATACAACTTTGTATACAGTACCCTCTAATTCTAGAGCTATTGTAAAATCTATTTTAGTAGCAGAAGATAATGGTGGTGCAGCCGTAGTAAAAGCTACATTAACAAATGCAGCAGGTACAGCATTTGTAGTAGATAATGATATTAATTTAAGTGCTAATCAAAAAGAACAAGTATTGAGTGAACCTTTAATTATGTTAGAAAGTGAGATATTAAAGGTACAAGCAAGTAGTGGTAATGTAGATGTTATTGCATCTATATTAGAAATTAACAGAGAGGACAGATAATGCCGTTTATAGAAACAGAAGCTTCTGTTAGGTATGAAACAATTAATGGTCAAAGAGTACCAGTAATTACACCTAAAACAGAAGTAACACTAACTAACACAGAAACAGGTCAAGAATATATGTCAGATGCCGAGGCTTTAGCAGACGTACAAAATGCTGATACAGCTACTAAAGCAGAACATATACGAAGAGACGTAAATGTCACTGTAGAAGAGATAAAGATAGGCGCTGACTTTAACATCAGCGATTGACGAATGTATAAAAACCTAGTAAATTGTGTGATACTCGCCTATTTACAAGTGTTGCGTACTTGCTTTAACGTCAATAATATAAAGAGAAACTATGGGATTTATATCAGATTTAAATAGAAAACGTAAAAACGTACAGAAGAAAATTTTAAACCCTGTTGTTAAAGGCGTTTCTAAAATTACAGATAAATTTTTACCAAACGAATTAAGATTTTTAGCACCATACGCAGCTGGTATTGGTACACTTATGTTACCAGGTACAATGGGACCTTTATATAGAGCACTATCAGCAGGAGGTATGAATATGTTAGGACAGATTGCTGCCGATGAAACACCTATAGAAGATATTAGTGACATCAATGCATTGTCTGTAGCATTAGCTAGTGGACTTGGAGCGTTGGGTGCTACACCAGAGGGAACAGCGCAAGGAGCAGCAGGGGCTACAACACCTGATGGTAGATCTCTTCGAGAAGTAATGACTTCAAATGAGGCATATAGAGGTGGCGTTCCAAAACCTGAAATGTTATCACCTAGTGGATCAATACCATTTAAACAAGGAATTCCTTTTAGATCTCCATCAACAGATGTAGGATTTTTTGAAGGTATTGGAAACGTAAGTAAAAAAGGATTAGAAATGGCACAAGATTATGTTCAAGGAAATAGAGATACTTTAGCAGGTTTTGGAGCAGACCCTGGTGGTCTTGCTAGTCTTTCAGGATTAAAAGATGCGGCTTCAGCATTAGGACCAACACTTTCACAAGCAACAGGTGATGTAGCATACGAAGCAGCAGTAGATATGAAAAATGCACAAGACGCATTAGATGCGGAAGAGGCAGCACAAATAGAAGCAACAACTACAGCGAATGAATCAGAGCGAGCTAATTTACAAATGACTTTTATGAGACAAGGGGGTCACAGTGAAGAAACTATTCAAGAAACATTAGAAATGAATGATTTGGGTGAGTATTACGAACCGCCTACAGAGTCAGCAGCCCAAGGCGGAATCATTGGACTTAAGGAAGGTGGTATGTTAAACTTCGGTGGTAGAGAAATGGATTTAAGAGGTGGGGGATTTGTACCAATTGGTAAAAAAGAAAGAGCAGATGACGTACCTGCAAGACTTTCTAAAAACGAATTTGTAATGACAGCAGATGCAGTCAGAGCAGCAGGTGGTGGCAGTGTTAACAAAGGAGCACAACGTATGTACG